TTGCGGCGGTTCCGTCGGAGCTGGCACGAGATTCCGCGGAAGAACGGCAAATCGCTCGAGGCGGCGATTGTCGCGCTCTACGCCACGTTCTTTGACGGGGAAGGCGGGGCCGAAGGGTACTGCGCGGCGACGAAAAAGGACCAGGCCAAGATCGTCTGGGGCGATGCGGCGCAGCTGGTGCGGTCGTCGATTTTGAAGGTCGGGATCGAGGCGTATGCGCACAGCCTGTTCGATCCGGTGTCGATGTCCAAGCTCGTCGCGCTCGGGAGCGATTCGGATTCGACCGACGGGTTGAACCCGCACCTGATTATTCAGGACGAGTTTCACGCGTATAAGACGCGGGACATGATCGACGTGCTTGAGACGGCGACCGGGGCGCGGCTGCAGCCGGTTGACATGCGCATCACCACGGCCGGGGATGACCCCGTGTCGCCGGGTGGGGACGAGCACGCGTATGCCTGCCAGGTGCTTGACGGTGTGCTGGCGGATGAGACGTATTTCGCCTTCATCGCGCACGCCGACCCGGAAGATTTGGACGGCGACCGGTGGCAGAGCGTGGCCACGGCGCGCAAGGCGAATCCCAATTTCGGGGTATCGGTCACGCCCGACGATTTGACGGCGCTGGCGGCGAAGGCGCGCAACATGCCGACCGCGGCCGCGGCGTATCAGCAGAAGCGGCTCAACGTCTGGGTCAATACCAATGCGCCGTGGCTGTCGCTCGATGGGTGGCGACGGGGGCAAACGGCGTGGACGCTGGACTCGATGCGGGGCGAGCCGTGCTGGCTGGGGATCGACCTCAGCTCGAAGATTGACCTCACGGCGGTGGTGGCGGTGTTTCCGCCGTCGACGAGCCGGCCGACGTGGCGGGTCATTCCGTGGTGTTTGACGCCGGCCGACACGCTCGAGGAGCGGGCGCATCGGGACCGCGCGCCGTATCTGGTCTGGCGGGACCAAGGCTATCTGCGCACCAATCTCGGCAACCGGATCGATCAGGACGTCGTNNGATCCGTGGAACGCGGGCAACCTTGTCCAGCAGTTGCATGCCGACGGGTTCGACGTCATCGAAGTGCCCCAGACGTTGCCGCAGATGAGCGCGGTGTGTAAGGACTTCGAAGCCGACGTGCTCGACGGGTTGATCGATGCGGGTGGCCATCCGCTCATGGCGTGGTGTATCAGCAACGTCGTGGTGCAGCGGGACGGCAAAGACAACATCTACCCGGTGAAGAAGAAGAGCCGGGGGCGGATCGATCCGGTCATTGCGACGTTGATTGGCCGCAAACTGGCGTCGATGGAGACGGTGGTACCGGCGGTGCCGGAATATCAAATGCTCGTCTTTGGAGGGGCACGATGAGTGATGAGACGACCGACCGACGCCGTCGTGGACGGCCACGCGCCGCGATGCCGGGAACTACCGTCTCGACGTGGCTCCCGCAAGATGACTGCGATCACCTAATCAAGATCGCGCATCAACGCGATCAGTCACTCAGTTCAATTATTCGCGAGAAATTGGTGCGCAAACCATCCGACAAAGATTGATATTGCGTGGACACTACAGTAAGGTAGGCGAGGTCGGACGGTGTTAGTAGCACCAACCGACCTCTGACCACGCAAGGCCCGATGGAGGGGCCTCCTCATGGCTACTAAGAAGCATACCGCGTCAGCTCCGCAAGAAGTCTCAGACATCCTCGAAGTCAAGACGGGTGTGGTGACGTGTTACGTCATCGGCACCAGTGGCCTTATTCTGAACCGCATGAGTGAAAAGGCCAAGCACGAACTGTTGATGCCGAAAGGTCGCAAGACCGCCGCTGAGAAAGCGACGACCTTGAAGCATCAGCCGATCGATGAATATCGCGCGTCGGCGTACACGCTCAAAGACGAGACGCAGCCGACGCTGTTGTCACTGCTGTCGACGGCGTTCAAAGGGGCGATTCGGTCGGCGGCGCTCGACATGCCCGGTGCGAAGAAAGCGCAGATCGGACGGCTCACCTACATCCAGGGCGAATACGTGGGCATCTACGGCCTGCCGAAGTTGTTCATGTCGGTCACGCGCTCGGCGGATATGAACAAAACGCCGGACGTGCGGACGCGTGCCATTGTGCCGGAGTGGGCCAGCATCGTGCGCATCACGTACGTGCAGCCGTTGATTCGCGCGCAGGCGGTGGTCAATTTGTTGGCCGCGGCCGGGTTGACCATCGGCGTGGGCGATTGGCGACCCGAGAAAGGCGCAGGGAGCTACGGGCAGTTCCGTCTCACCAGTCCGGACGATCCGGACTTCGCGCGCATCGTGGCCGAGGGTGGGCGCGCGGCGCAGGTCGAGGCGTTGGCGCACCCCGTGTGCTACGACGACGAAACGACGGAGCTGCTGTCGTGGTTCGAGGACGAACGGCAACAGCGGAAACTGCGAGGGGTGGCATGACGCTCACACAAGGACAGATCGACGCGATCAAGGCGCTCGAAGATACCGACGGCCGCGTCACGCCGCAGCAGGTCGTGGACGCGGCGCGCGAGAAAGGCAGTCCGCTGCATCCGCTGTTCGACTGGAACGCGCGATCGGCGGCGTCGAAGTGGTGGCTGGTGCAAGCCCGCGAGATTATCGGCGCGGTCAAGTACCAGGTACACACCACCGAGACGGCGTACAAAGTCTCGGGCTACGTGCGTGACACTGAAGTGGACGGGCAGGGCTATCGGTCGGTCACGGCGTTGCGGGCCAATCCGTCGAGTGCGCGCGAGAGCCTGATTTACACGCTCGAAGTCGCCGCGGGCCATTTGCGGCGCGCGCTTGATTTGGCGGGTCCGCTCGGACTCGCGGGAGACGTCGATCAGTTGCTGCAACAGATTGCCGGTGTGCAGCGCGTGATCGAGAAGGCTGCGTAGCTGCGCGACAAGGTTCGGCAGGGTTGGGCTCTCCATGGCGGTGCGTAGCAGGGCGGGGCAGGCGCGGTGTGGCGGGGCCTGGCTAGACGGGGCTTGTTCTGCATGGCGAGGCGGGGTCAGGCAGGCGCAGCACGGCGGGGCCAGTTCAGGCGCGGCCGAGCATGGCGTGGTTTGGCAGGTAAGGCGCAGCTAGGCGCGACGCAGGAAGGCTCGGCCAGTTGCGGCGAGTCGCGTTTAGCAAGTCACGGCTGTCTAGGCAGCGCAAGGCGTGGCAGGCGCGTCGCGGATTGGAATGGCGAGGTTTGTCGTGGCGCGGCAGGGTGTGGCCGCGTGTGGCAGGCAAGGTTCGGCCGTTTGAGTCACGGCAAGTCCAGTCGCAACAGGGCTAGGCTCGATTCGGCGTGGCACGGCAGGCGGGGCACGGAGTGGATTGACGTCACAGGGCCTGGTTGGGTCAGGTCAGGTAAGGCCTGGTGTGGCAGGCATGGTCTAACTACACGAGACGCGAGAAGGCGTGGCGTTCATGGCGAGGCAGGCCCGGCATGTCCCGAACTGGTTGGCTGGGCCAGGCCAAGCGAGGCTACGCAGGCAGGGTCAATGAGGCGCGGGTGATGCTCATCCGCGCCTTTTTCCTACAAAACTAATCGGTCTTGCGATCGTGCGCCCGACAATCGGGCGCATGGCCAATCAACCGAATCAGCCGAATCAGCCGAATCAGCCGCAGCCGCCGACTACGCAGCCGGCGCCAAACCCAAATCCAAATCCCAATCCACAGCCGTCGCAGCCGCAACCGTCGCAGCCGCAACCCGGCACTGGTGATCAGCGGCAGTGAACCGCGCGTGGGCGACGCTGCTCGTCAAGTCGATCGACGACGACGATCGGGTCATTGAAGGCATCGCCTCCACGCCCACACCCGATCATGCCGGGGACGTGCTGGAGCCGAAGGGCGCGCAGTTTCGCACGCCGTTGCCATTACTGTGGCAACACCGGCAAGACGAGCCGCTGGGCGAAGTCGTCAAGGCCACCATCTCGCCAGACGGCATTACGATCCGCGCGAAATTCGCCAAAATCGACGAACCCGGCACGCTAAAGGATCGCCTCGACGAGGCTTGGCAAAGTGTCAAGGCCGGCCTCGTGCGCGGCCTCTCCGTCGGGTGGAAACCGATCGAAGCCGCGGTGATTCAACGCACCGGCGGCCTTCATGCGACGAAGTGGCTCTGGGCGGAATTGTCCGTGGTGACGATCCCGCTCAACGTCGAAGCCACCATTCTCAGAGTCAAACAACTCGATCAGGCCGCGTCAGGCCCCACTCTGCCCAGCGCTCCGGGCGTGATTGTGCGCGCTGCACAGAATCGATCCTCCATGAGTACCGTTGCCGAACAGATTTCCGCCTTCGAGGCGACCCGCGCGTCCAAGACCGCGCGCATGACCGAGCTGATGACGAAGTCCCAGGGACAGACCCTCGATGCCGAACAGGCCGAGGAATACACCACGCTCGAACGCGAAGTGGACGCGATCGACGTGCATCTGCCCCGTCTGGTGAAATTGAACAAGACGCTGGCCGTCAGCGCGACGCCGATTACCCCTGTGACGACACCCGAGGCGGCGAGCGAGCTGCGCGGCGGTGTGCCGATCGTGCAGGTCAAAGCGAACGTGCCGAAGGGCACCGCGTTCACCCGCTACGTGATGGCGAAGATCGTCGGCAAGAACAGCATGGCCGACGCCATCAATTACGCCGAGAGCCGCAAAGACTGGCAGGACCAGACGCCCGAAGTGGCGCTCGCCCTCAAAGCCGCCGTCAATCCCGGCACCATCGCGGAACCGGCGTGGGCCGCCCCGCTGGCGGTTGCGCGGCCGATGCAGGATGAATTTCTGGAACTGCTGCGGCCGGAGACCATTCTCGGCAAAGTCACCGGGTTCAAGCGCGTCCCCTTCAACATTTCCATCCCGATCCAGACTGGTGGCGGCACTTACGGGTGGGTCGGTGAAGGGGCACCGAAGCCGGTCGGCAACCTGCAGTTCGCCAGCACCACGCTCGGCGTGACGAAGGTCGCCGGCATCATCGTGATCTCGGAAGAACTCGCGAAGGTGTCATCGCCATCGGCCGAGCAGGTCGTGCGGAACGACATGATTCGTGGCGTGGCGCAGTACCTCGATCAGCAGTTCATCGATCCGACGGTGGCCGCGGTCGCCAACGTGTCCCCGGCGTCGATCACCAACGGCGCCAACGGCTTCGGCACGGCAGGGACGAGCGCGGACAACGCGCGCACCGACCTGAAGAAAGCGATCACGCTGTTCACGCAGTCGCTGCTGCCGGTGTCGGAAGCGGTGTTCATCATGTCGGAGGCGAATGCGTTTGCCCTCGCGGCGGCGCTGACCGCCAACGGGGAACGCACCAATCCGCAGATCACGGCGCGCGGCGGCCAGATTCTCGGTGTCCCGGTCATCACCAGCCAGACCGCCGGCAACGTCGTCGCGCTGGTGCATGCGCCGTCGATTCTCTACGCGGACGATGGCGGCGTGAATATCGACGTGAGCCGGGAAGCCTCGGTGGAAATGAACACGACGCCCACAAGCCCTGTGGCGGCGGCGACCGTGCTCGTCTCGTTGTGGCAGCAGAACTTGATCGGCTTGCGTGCCGAGCGGTTCATCAACTGGAAGCGGGCGCGCACGACGGCCGTCGTGTACACCACGGCGACCTACGTCTAATCCGTCGGCTGACGGTCGGAGGCTTCGCATGGTCGGGGCCTCCGGTTTTCAGGGCCCATGCCGAATCCATCCAAGGGTCTGTCGAATGCGGTGAAGAACCTGACGCCCAAAGAGGCGCCCACGGTGTTTCTCCGGTCGATTCGGCATCACACCTACATGGGTGTGCCGCAGCCGGAAGGCGCGATCTACCTCGCGCATGAAGCGATGGTCGAGACCATTTGCGACGTCCTGAAGTTTGCCGTGCGCGAGACGCCGCCGGAGCGGGCCAGGCGGTCGACGCCGTGACGACGCGCATGCGGGCGTTGATGCGGGTCTCCTATCGCGGCGTCACCTACGAGCCGGGCGAGACGTTCGACGTCCACGCCGAAGACGCGCCCATTCTGGCCCTGCATAAGCACGCCGAAGTCATCGAAGGCAGTCCGCCGAAACTGTTGCGCGCGAAGCTGTACAAACCGCGCCTGAAGCCGGACCGGTAATGCGGATTCCTTTCACCGGCTTGGAGCTGATTCGCACGAAGGCGGCGCCGGCCTCGCTCTCCTCCATCAACAGTCGGGCGGGCTGGTGGCCGGTCGTGCGCGAGTCGTATACCGGCGCGTGGCAGGCCAACGTCGAAGTGTCCCTGGTCGATGTCCTGCAGCACCCGACAGTGTTTGCCTGCGTCAGCCTCATCGCCTCAGATATCGCCAAGATGCGGCTGCGGTTGGTGGCGCTCGACGAGAACGGCATCTGGTCCGAGAAGGATTCGCCGTCGTTTTCGCCGGTCCTGCGCAAGCCCAATCGCTACCAGACGCGCATTCAGTTCTTCAAGTCGTGGCTGATTGCCAAGCTCGCGTACGGCAACAGCTACATCCTCAAGCAGCGGGATCAGCGCGGCCTCGTGACCGCCATGTACGTGCTTGACCCCACGCGCGTCACACCGCTCGTCGCCAGCGATGGCGGTGTGTGGTACGAGCTCAATCGCGATCCGCTCTCCGACCAGCCCGAGTCCAAGGTGACGGTGCCAGCGAGCGAAGTCATCCACGACGTGATGCACGCGCTGTATCACCCGCTCGTCGGCTTGTCCCCGATTTACGCCTGTGGCCTCGCGGCGGTGCTGGGGCTGCGCATCCAGACGAACAGCACGCAGTTCTTCACCAACGGCAGCCGGCCGGGTGGCGTGCTCACGGCACCAGGGGCGATTAGCGAGGGCACGGCGGCACGGCTCAAGGCCTATTGGGACGCCAACTTTACCGGCGACAACGTCGGCAAGGTGGCCGTGCTCGGCGACGGGCTGAAGTACGAGCCGATGGCCGTCACTGCCGAAAATTCCCAACTCATTGAGCAGTGGAAGGCGACGGCCGAAGCCATCTGCGCGGCGTTCCATGTCCCGGCCTACCTTGTCGGGGCGGCTCCCCCGCCGGCCTACAACAACATCGAGGCGCTCAATCAGGCGTACTACTCGCAGTGCCTGCAGGAGCTGATCGAGTCGATCGAATTGCTGCTGGATGAAGGGCTCGGGCTGACCGATCGCAAAGACGGCGTGCTCTACGGCACCGAGTTCGATCTCGACGATCTGCTGCGCATGGACACCGCCACGATGATGACGACGCTCGCGGCGGGGACTGGTGCAGGGCTCGTCGCCCCGGACGAAGGCCGCAAGAAGCTGAATCTACCACCCGTCCAAGGCGGGTCCACGCCGTACCTGCAGCAGCAGAACTACTCGCTGAGTGCGTTGGCGCGACGCGACGCGGCGCCGGCGCCATCTGACACCGCGACGGGCAACGGGCCGACGACGAATCGCCCGGCCGGGCCCTCAGCCGACGACGAAGAGGCGCAGATGGTGGCCAGTCTCGGCCCACTGCTGCGCCGGAAAGCACATATGAGGTTCCGCCGTGCCGTCGCTTGATGCCGACGCCCTCACCGATCTGGTGTTGCAGACGATCGAGACGGCCTTAGGCCCGGTGCTCGAGCGGCTGTCCGTTTCCGAAGCACGCATTGCCATGCTCGGGGATGTGCGCGATCGCGTCGTGGCCATCGAGGCGAAAGCCGCCGTGCCTTCGGCTGCCGATCCGGCGATTGCGGAGATGCGGGATCGGCTGCTTACGCTGGAAACCAAAGCCGGCATGCCCTCTGTCGCGGATGCGTTGCTGACCGATGTCAAAACCCGCCTCGTTGCGCTCGAGCAGAGCCCGGCGATGCCGGCCGTCACCACGGACGTGGCGGTGTTGCGTGATCGGCTCACGGCGCTCGAATCCAAGGCCGCGTCGCCGACGTGTGTGCCGCCGACGTTTACGCCGTCGTTTGATCGGGATCTGGCCGAATGTCGCTCGCTCTGCGAAGGCCTTCGGCAGTCGTTCGACGGGGTCGTGGCGAAGGCCGTCGGTGATTTACGTGAACGGCTCGCGGTGGTGGAAGTGCGCGCCCCGATTCCGGGGCCACCAGGGCCGGCCGGTCGTGATGGCACCGATGGCAAAGACGGACTCGGCTTTGACGATCTGGTGGTCGAGCAACCCGATGAACGCAGCCTGGCGCTCAAAGCCGTGCGCGGCGATCGCGTCAAGACGCTCGGGACGTTCCGCTTGCCGGTGCAGCTCAATCGCGGCGTGTACGTCGAGGGCAAGAGTTATGAACCCGGCGATGTCGTGACCTGGGGCGGATCGCAGTGGCACTGCAACGAGGAGACGGGCAGCAAGCCTGGCGACGGGTCGAAAGCGTGGACGCTCGTTGTTAAGCGGGGACGGGACGGCAAGGACGGTCGTGACGCGGTCGGAGCCTTGCCCGTGGTGAAAGCGTGACGACGACTGCCGTGGCTGACGTCGTCTACAGGCCAGTCCCGAAGCTCTGGACCGATGCCACCTGTGTGCTGTTCGGCGGTGGGCCGAGCCTCACGCCGCAGGACGTCGCGTCGTGCGAGGGCAAGGCACACGCGATCGCGATTAAGGAAGCGTATCGGCTGGCCCCGTGGGCCGACGCGATGTATTCGTGCGAGGCGGGCTGGTGGCGCTACGAATGGCGGTTCCATCCCGAGGTGCAGACCTTCGCCGGCCTGAAGTACTCGATGGAGCCGGTGTCGTATCCCGGTGTCCTGCCGCTGAAGAACACCGGCAATACCGGGCTGGAACTCGATCCGACGGGCCTCCGCACCGGCTACAACTCCGGGTATCAGGCGCTCAACCTCGCCGTGCATCTCGGGGCCACGCGGATTGTGTTGCTCGGGTTCGATATGTGGACGAGCCCGACGGGGCAATCGAACTGGTACACGCACCAGACCGCGCGCTATCACCGTGACTCGCCCTATCCGATCTTTCTGCAGGCGTTCACGAGTCTGGTGGAGCCGCTGCGGGACGCGGGGATCGAGGTGATCAACTGCAGCCGGCAGACGATTCTCAGTACGTTCCCGCGGCAGCCGCTCGAGGAGGTGCTGCCGTGAGGCTATTTCTTGCGGTGCTGGCTTCGGCGTTGATTTTGTTGCTGCTGACTGCGAGTCGCCCAGCGACAGTTGTCAGGGTAGTAGCCTCGATTGTTGTCGATTCGATCCAGCGTCAGGCCGTCTGGACGACGGCCCATATCGACAAGGAAGTGATCGAAGCACCGCCATCGATCGCAGACAGTGATTCCACGTCCGCCGTAATTCACGAACGAGGGATGGCGTGGATTCAGGCACCGCGCCAGCATGTTTTCCCACGCGCAATATTCCGGCTCGCGAACGCCGAACGAGGCAGTGCCGAAACGCTTTGGTCGGTGTTGAACGAGCTTCAGGCACCCACAGCTTTTGGTATTTCCACTCTTCAACGACTTCAGCGGCACCAGTGTTTCGTTGCCGCATTCACACCGGCAACGCCACACGATGTAACCCTGATAGCGATCGGCAGTGGGTTCAACAGCAGTGAGCAGGCCGAACCTCTGTCCCTGAAGATTTCGCGCGGATGTCCGAAGTACAGTGCCAATAGCCATGCTGACTCCTCTCGCACAGGAGTTGATGTGGTTAGAGGTTGGGAGTCGCTATCAACGGCTCTCAGCCTCGACATGCATTTTCCCATAAACGGGGGTCGTGGATGACCCCTGTGTCCTATTACGTGCCCGGTGAAGTGAGTTCGCCGAAAGTGGCCTTCGCATTCGCGAAGGGCTGCAAAGGCACGGTCATGGAGCCCTACTTCAATCTGAATGACGGGCTGTATCCAGGCCCGGTGGCTTTGTTTGGATCGCCAGGCATCTGGCCGGTGCTTCGTGCTGCGCGCAGTGAAGGTCGCGACTGGTTTTACTGCGATCACGGCTACTT